CGAAGATGTCCCGCCACGACATGAACCCTTTACCAGCGCGGTCGCTGTAACAGACAATACCGTCTTCCACTACCTGACACCCGTCCCTGTTTATTCCATCGTCAATCCAGAACAGTGGCCCACGAGATCCGATCTCAAAGTCCCCGACCCAACGGTTCGGGAATCTGGCTTCTACTTCGCTCGCAACAATATTCATTGGGATAGAAGTATCGTTGGATTGCGGAGGCTTTTTGGAGACCGCCTTCGCTAGAGAAGCTTGGACTACGAGGGGCTGTAATTTACCGTCTACCCGTACCCAGTTTTCCCCTAGCTCAAAATACTGATTAGCTCTGAGAGAAGAGCTATCAAACCCTGCGAACAACTTGTCGAGCTTCAAAGAGACCAGCATGTTGCCCATGAAGGTATCAAACATGTCAGGGTCTATGAGGATCGGCTTATCAAACTCCCACACCAATCGCAGATACCCTGACTGAGTTTTAGATCTCCAAGTTGGTAGTTTGTCCTTTTCACATTTTGATTTGATGTCCCCATCAATAGCAACCCAGTCTACTGATGCATCATAGTCAGCTACAACCCCATATACTTTGTGGACAGGGTTCTCGTTACTAATTCTTTTAGAAGGGGCTCGCCCCTCTAAGGCACTGTAGAATACGTGATCTGTATTAGCGTCTGCACACCATTCCCGATAGTCCGCTTT